TCAGGATCAGGACCAAAAATAGGTCTATAGATACCATCTTCTCCTAGATGTAATACTTTGTATTGTGCTGGGAACTCACCAGTTTCAGAAATAACATAATTATTAGCCATACTCGTTCCTATTAGTCTGAATAAACTTTTACCATTTCTAAGGTGATAGAATAAGTATCACCAGAGGAATGCCCTTTTGTAGTGAAAAGAATGTCACCAGTCTTACCACTACCTGCGTTATTTGGTAATCCACCAAAATCTCTAAAGTCCATATGCCCATTACTACTTTCTGCTAGTTCTGCTAAAAGAACATTATCTGTAGCATCAAGAAACATTTGAACTGACATACCAACAACGGCATGGCTAACTCGCATTAATCTAACTTCTGAGCAGGAACTTCCTGCTGAGTTAGCTTGTAAAGCAGATACATCTACTTTAGCAACTGCGGATTCGCCACTACCATCGCTGACATTAGTGAATTTCATAACACAGTTTCTTTCACCATCTATTATAGTTTGTGAAGTTACTGCATCAGCCATGATTCATTCTCCTATACAAACGGAGTAGCTAGTGTGCCATCAGCATAACATTGACCAGTAGCTATCCAGCATTTAGTGTATGAACCACTTGTTGCTGATATACCAACAATGTCAATAACACCGCCAATAAATCGACCTTTAGTGTCTGCATCCATTACGATTTTATCATCATCTGATCCATCAGAATAAAACTGTTTAGCACTTACAGTAGCTGGAGCATCTTTATCTACAAGTAGTATATTTGAGGCATCGCTGTAACCTTCGGTTGCCGCAGAAGCATCAAGACTAAATGTACCTGTAAATGTAGTTCCAATAATGAAACGATAGTGTAATCCAGAAGAGGCTGTAGGTAATGTTACTACAATACCTGCGGCTCTATTTAAAGTGAAGATAGAACCAGATTGTGCTTCTGTTACTGTGTATGTAGCAGTTGTAATATCAGCTACATTTTTGTCACCAGTAATATTACCTGTAGTTGAGAGATTACCACTTGAGTCTATATCTAAAACTGTAGTGATAGCTCCTGTTGTTGAGTTTTTAGTGATCTGTTCAAAACCACCTTCGGACCTAACTGGTCCTTTAAAAGTTGTATTCGCCATTTTATATACCCTCCATTGGGTAATACTTTATCGTCTAGGCTTGTCTGCTAGGGCAGTCGATAAAGAGATTTATCCCTAGAAAAAAGAGAGTCCTGAGTCAACAACCACATTTTTGCTTAAGGTGTAGTTATATAGTGAGTGATGTGACTAGGACTCTCAATGTTACTTACGAACTACCAGGTGATCCCCAAATACCAAGTGGATCAGATACTCCAAATGAATATCTTTCTCTAGCTTTGTATCTAACGTTACCTGTATCAAAGTCACCATCCATGCTTGTAGCCATAGGTGCGCGGACAAAGTGTTTCATACCATCAGGAACATCAGTAATGATAAAGAAGGCATTAGTATCAGTTAAGTAATTGTTAACTGAGAAACCTTCTGGAATCACACCATTGCTCTTAACAGCATTGATATCATTGTCAGCAGTTCCGACTCTGTATTCGCTTTCTAGCAAACGAGTAGCAGTAAATTGAAGAGCAGAAGGTACGATCAATTTTCTTGGTCGTGCCGCAATCTTCAATCCTCTTTCATCAGTCCAGCCACCAATTTGAATTACAGCATCTTCTAAAGATGTTTCATTCAAGTCAGCCGCAGTTGATGGTCTGTTAGAGTTTTTACCACCACTTACTAATGGATGTCCATCACCACCAGTAACACCATCTCCAGAAGCTGTGAATAGGTTTACACCATCACCGCCTTGAAAGCTGTTAGTGAATCCATTGTTAAGTGGGAAAACCGCTTTAACCTGCTTCGTGTAGCTCATTGCACGAGCTAAAGCTTTGGTGTAACGAGCAGAAAGTGAAACGTATAGATTATCTTCCATAGCTTCTTCTGTAATCGCATATCCCATTGCAATAGTTTCGTGGGTGTAACGCGCCACAAAAGATTCTTGAGCAGTATCATAACTGATAGCCGCACCTTCATCTTTTACTGGAGCCGCACCAAATCCAGACAATTTGAGTTCTTCCTCGAATGATCTCTCAGAGTTCTCAGATGTGTAGATTTCTTCGTGTTGATTTTCGTAGTTTGTGTACTCATCTCCAAACAAGGCATTTAGACCTGGTAGGAGCTGTTTTAGTTCTTGCGCTCTTGAAATAGCCATTAAACTATTCTCCTATATTATTAGCCAATACCTGTTGCGTTGAGCAACTGATGACCTACGTTAAAAGTTACCAATACATCTGTGTAAGCATCACCTACAGCACTATCTGGACCATCAACAAAGTCAACGATTTTAAGAGGTAGTGTGTTAGTTGTTGCTACAGTAGATATATCGACTGCGTTTTTACTTCTTCCAAAAGAAGTTGATCCTGCTGTTTGCACTACTGCGCAGTTTTTACCAAGATCGTCTTGGTCTGCCGCGCCATCGCATTGCATTTGCATTATCAAATATGGATCGCTTGCCACATACGCAACAATATCGTCAGCCGCAGTTGAGGCTGGAAAATATTGATTCGGTGTGAATTGTCCTGTTGCTGGGTCAGTATATGCGCATCCCATAAATACACCAATCGGAGTACAAGCAGTTGTGCCTGTATCTTTCTGAATAGTTGTATTTGGGTTATCGTCACCCCATTTTACAAAATCACCAAAAAATATTGATGTGCCATAAGCATTTTTAATTTTGTAATGAGTAACTTTAGCATTGTATGCGCACGAAACTACTGAACCAACAGGTACTGCTCCGTGTGGAGTTGCACTAGTTGACATAATAATCTCCTGTCAAAAAATTTAAAAGTTAAGTAATTCTTATGAATCACTCCCAAATGATGTTCTAGATTTGCGTTCAAAGACTTGCTTTGTAGCCATTCTAGAGTCTTGATCTTTAAAGTATGCGTTGTCTACAGATTCCATCTGGTTCTGAGCCATTTTAGTAAAATGGTCAGTACGAGCTTCCGCACGTTTTTTTGGCATCTTGCATAATAACTGTCCACCAATTTCTACATTGCCTTTCTTTGCCCAATCTGAATTATAATCCATTGTGTGGATTTGTAGTTCTGGATGATCTTCCAATTTACATGGTTCCCATCCTTCACGGAATTTTCTAGACACATTAGGGTTATCTGCTTTACCTAATAAAGAAGTTCTAATATATCTAAAAACCCATCCATCTTGAGGAATTGGACTAGGTAGATTTGCTGGAGTATCCCAACTTTCTATTCTTTGATCAGCTTCTCGGCTGTCTAAACCTCTAGGGTCACGCTCTTGTATTGCAGGTTGTTCTACATCAGATGTTCTTTCCAATGTTTGTGACTTATTATCATTAATATCTGACATATTAACTCTCCTGTATGAGTTGGTTTGCGTACTGTTCAGGCGATATACCAAGTTGTTTGGCGATCCTAACTTGTGTCTGAGTCAGTCGTATTGATCTAGGTTTTTTACCAGTAGACCTAGTTGCTGGTGCAACAACGTTTGATGGTTGTCGTTTTGGTGCTTCTTCATGCTGAACTGGTTGCTCTATAGGAGCTACTGGTTCTTGTGAAGCTACACCGAAAAATTGTGGATACTGTTTTTTCATTTCTACATCAACAGCATCATAATATTCTTTAGCTTGTGTTGCAGGGTCAACACCTTGATTTCTTAATCTTTTATCTATGACTAATGCAAAAGCTGTCATTTCAGAATGATCTGCATTTGAATTATTCATAAACCATGTATTCTTTTTAGACCAAGCTTCCATATCTGGATCAAGTTTTTGCTGTGTAATATCAGGAACAGGCATATTATCTACTACTTGCTTCTGTATTGACTGAGCATAATTGGATGCTTGTTGCTCTGCCATAGTAGCTTTAGCAAGTGTTTCTTGTGCTTGTGCCATTTGATCAGCATCGCCTTCATCATAAGCTTTCTTAAACTGAGCTTGAGCATTTTGTTTTGCCCATTGAGCATTATTAAGTGCTTGCGTATTGAGAGCTTCTCCACCCTTATCTACCATAGCTTTAAGTCTTTCATT